TCCAATCCAAGTGAACTTGCTAACTTACCTTTACCCATGCCGTACATCATTCCCAAATTAATCGTCTTGGCTGTACGCCGGTCAATGCCAGCCATGTCGGCAACGGCTTGATGGAAATCGGGATCTTCGGTCTTGTAGGATTCAATCACTTCATCCGCACCTCTTAACCCGCCGCCTGTTAATGCGGCAAAGTGAACGAGCACACGGGGTTCTTGCTGTGAATAATCAAAGCTTCCCCATGTGCATCCTTCTTTGGGCACAAAGATGGAACGAATCAATGGCCCAAGTTCCTTGTTCCGTGATGGGACTTGCTGTAAGTTTGGATTCGAATAACTAAATCTACCAGTGACCGTTCCTCCTCCATCGCCTCGCATCTGATGGATCTCGGCGTGAATTTTACTGTTCACAGAATGTGTAAGAATTGTGTCGATAAATGTGGTTCTAGCTTTATTAATTTCTCTGGCCGTTACGACCATTCGTGCCAGTGGATGCTTGTGCGTGGTCAGGAAGTTCTTATCAAACTTCGGTTGTCCGGATTTTGGCGTGCGCTCGTATTTAATTTTTTCCTTATCAAAGGCTTTTGCCACACTCACCGCTGCCCAGATATCCACATCCACGCCCGTGTCTTCTTTAATCTGCTTGAGAATTTTCTTTTCTCGTATGATCAGATTCTTCTTAATGGAATCCGCTTTCTCCAGATCCACATTGACCCCTTCCCATTTCATGTCAATAAGGCAAGGCAAAAGCCGTGTTTCCAGATCGAAGATGCTGCTGAGCTCCTGTTTGATGAGCTCTGGCTTGAAGTATTGCCATAGGCGCAACGTCAAATCAGCGTCCTGTTCAGCGTAAGGGCCTACATACATCGGCGGGAGTTTCCACATTTCCGCTTTGGCATCAACGCCCCATTCCTTCGCTGCTTCATACAGTAATGCTTCAGACTTTGATTCCTTGAGATAATCTTTTCCTAAATCATTTAAGGCATACTTAAATCTATTTTCATCAATCAAGGGTGCGGCAATCATGGTATCAATAATGCGTCCCTTGACTTCCAGTCCCCATTGGCGTAGCCACCCGACATCATACATGGCGTTGTGAAAGATCTTATCGCACGGTAGTTCCAATATTTTCTTCAGTGCTTGCTTAAAAAATTTTTCATCGAAGTTTCCACCGCCCTCGTGGCGCAAAGGAAAGTATCCTTTCCATCCTTCAACAGCAATGGCAACACCGGCAATATAACCATTACCTGTTGCCCATCCGGCGCCTGTTTTCTTTAGGCCAGGATCACATGTCTCCAAGTCAATGGCAATTTCTTTTGCTTCTCTCAGTTCAGGAATGCGCTCCGGTGGAAGCCATTCGCTTGGTGGTTGAAATAATGGTATCTGTGTCATTAGTTCTCCTTCATGCAGGTTCTAAGGCGGCTAAAAAAGTCTCGGCAATGCTTCCGCCAGGCATCGCCTTCGACAACAAACTTTTGAAACTTGTAGTCATGCGTTGCGATCAACACAACACCCTTCCTTATTTTTGTTTTACACATACGGTTGTGCGCCATGCCGTAGGCCGCGGCCTGTGTAAAATAATTTTTAATGGAATCATAGCTTTCCAGTTGTGGTTTTCTTTTTTGCTTGAAATCAACAATGCAAGGTTCATCTTCATAGATGCCAACCAGATCAGCAATGCCCCTATAATAATCGCCAAAATGAACACGGGCTTCTACGCCCCATACTTCTTGCAACTTATCTTTTAATCCTTTTCTAATAATCAATTTAGCAAGTTTTGTTGCCAGTTTTTTATTGGGATTGAAGTTATATAATATATCGCCTTTTTCATTTTTTATTTTTCCTTCCAAATAGGAGTGCATACTTTTACCAACAGCAATGGAATGAGCGACAATACGATCTGCTTCTTCATCTCCAATTCTCTTTCGCCATTTCTCCAGAAAGGACTTGTCACTTGTCCGGTCAAGAATGCGTGAAGGAGAAAGTAATCGTTCCTCTGGCCATCCATAATTTTTTAAATATGTTTTATTATGTTTGAACATTTTTTGATTTTATATACTCCGCTGTTTTTCTTCCTCTTCTTGTTCCTTCATCCTCATCCTCTTTCCATCCAACTGTGTCCTGTATTTCCCCGGCAATAGCGGCGTACCCTGCCATATCAATATAACAATCTTCTGTTCGTTTGTGTTTTAGTCGTGCCACTTTGACAAGCAACATACAGATAGCCGCTTGTTGTGCTGTAACTTTGTGTCCTAAAAAAGTACTCCATAGATCAGCAATATTTTGATGATTGATTGTTTTATCACCATAATCCATATGGCGGTCACCACTGATGATTTTAATTGTTTTTTCTAAATATTCTCTACTCTTCATTTTTTATCTATATATCCTTTAGCCTCGGGATGAGGTGCATAACTATCTTCAACATGTAATTGCATTTCATTTTCTTCCCATGCTTTTTTTATTTCGGGAGTAATGGAATCCTTAAGTTTTTTTAACAATGCTTTTTCTTCCTCGGTTAATTTTATTCGCACAAGCTTATTCATTTTCTTTATACACTTCCAGTATTCGTTTACAATCATCAGGTGTGATGCTATTTTTTCTGTTATTAAATTCCCATGCGCAAAAGACAATATTTTTTTCTTCATAAGGACGTCTTGGGTCTATGCGGTCAATGGATAGATTGGTAGGTCTACTCTTTTTCCAACCTTCTCCCATTGATCGTTTTGTAGTAAGTTTGATTCCACTATACCTGCAATAGGGACCTTTCATAATTTTTTTATGGTTGTTCCATAATTCTAAAAGATGATCTCTGCTTTTAATAAAATTGATAGTTCCTCTCTTTTTGCTTGATTTTTTTATTGACTGCCATAAATTCTCAAAAAACCCTTTTTCTGATTGTTTATATTTTAAATCATATTTAGCTCTGTAAGCATTTGATCTATGATAAGGATGTTGCCATTCTTCCCTATGAAATCCGTCTCTGTTTATTTCTTTTCTAAATCGTATAAATATGTATCCATCTTCCCGTTTATCTTTATATTTTAAATTTCTTTTTAAACCTTTAACCATTAAAAAACCTCCGTAAATTCTCTATTCGATTTTGATCGAATGACATTTAAACTTTGTTTCGCTCGTGTCATGCCAACATAAAATACTCTTCGTTCTTCATCCTTATTTAACCAATACGATTCATCTGTTTTTTTAGACAAGTCTGTTAATAACATAACATTATCTGCCTCGCCACCCTTGGCTCCGTGAATAGTAGATAATTTAATACGTGGATCATGAGTAATTTTCTGACCGCGACGAAGTACTGCCCTTATGTATGTAGATTTAAGTCGAGGCATACTGTCAAATGCTTCAAACCACGGAAAGTTATTATTGACATTTAATCCATGTTCCTTGGTCAGTGTATCGTAGTTATAGAGTTTTTCTCTATCAGCCTTCTGCATGGTTTTATGCCCGCGATTCACAGACTTATCCACCATGAGATAGTAATAAAAATCCTTTACTTCCTTTAAGGATAACTCACCGCCTTTTCTAATTTTTTCCCATGCTTTGATGGCACGAATAGATTTGGCATCCACGGATGTGGAGCCGTTACGCTGATAGTAATATCCTTCCAGCTTTAATCCTTCTTCCAATAGATCGAGATTATATTTGTTGCGTGCCAGAATTAGCCATCCGCCTTGCATGAGTTTACTCAACTGTTCGCTTGGATAATAATTGATTTCACCCTGTGCATCTCTAGCCGACCATTCCTTATCAACGCGTGTCTTAACACGGCGTATTAGATTGTTTGCTTTCTTGTGAATTAAAAAAGGAAGTCGGTAAGATTCACTGAGAACTTTTCTTGTTCCTTTCATATTGATTAAAAATTCCGGGCGTGCTCCAGCCCACTTAAAAATAGCCTGGTCATCATCTCCTGCAATGTAGAGTCGTTTCGTTTTCTCCGCAATACGCTTGACCATTTGCCATTGCAGCCAGCTCAAATCCTGTGCCTCATCAATGATAACCACATCAAATTGAGGAAGGGTATCGATATCTTTTTTATTAAATTCAATCAGCATGTCGGTGTAGTCATACTTTCGTCTTGGATGCTTGCCGCCAAACTTGTACTCTTGCATGGCGCGTTCAATGTAATCCAACTTCAACCACCCGCCTGGTAAGTGCCCTGTGTCTGGATGATCAAATTGCGATCGTGCTGTTACACCATTAATTTTTGCGAGATCAATAATGCGCGTGAAAATATCATCGGGCAAACCGGCGCCGTATGATTTAATTTTTTTATTGGGATTGCTTAATTTAATTTGCAGTTTATTGGAGAGAAAGGCATAGTCATCATCGTTCATGACATCTTCTTCCCTAAGATATAATTCCTTGTAGGCAAAACTATGCAGTGTTCTAAAATAGGTAAAGTCTTTTGCATTATAATTGAAATCGTCTGCGGCTCGTGTGAGTGCTTCTTCAGATGCTTTTGTTGTAAAAGCAAAATACCCAATGCGATTAGGAGATACTTTATTTTTTAATTCTTTTTCCACGATGCGCAACAGGTGCGTTGTCTTGCCCGTGCCAGGAGGTCCAAAGATAATATTACGCATGAGTTTCCTTTGCATGACACGGTTTACATAGTTTCTGATAACGTGCTAAATTAAAATGAAAATCACACCAACTTTTGTTAGCAGCTTCAGGGCTAAAAGATGAACAAGCAGAATCTGGAAAAAGATCTTCTTTCCAAACATTATCTCTCCACTCATTATAAATATCATTAAAAGAAAGCCAATAATGATGAACCTCTAGCTTTTCATAACATTCACACTTATCGCAACTGAGA